TTTCCAATAGCTACAAAATCTTTATGTGATTCTGCGGATGATTTACATTGCGCCTTAAATTGATCACATGATGGTGCGTAATCATAATGAGCATTTAATGCAACTTTAATCCTGTCCGCAGATATACCAGCAAGTTCTTCTGCCCAAACCTGTTTGGCATTAATTAAACCTAAATCATTTCCATTACTATCAGTTTTACTCATTTTAAATTTGTCAGTAAAGCTATTACCAAATCTGCCATGCAATCTTAAAAAAATGCGTTCAATCCATTCTTGTGGTAAAGCATTAATCATTTGTAATATCCTTTTCTTCAATTGAATATTTGTTTAATAAGTTTCCAAACGCTGCATTGGACACAGATAATCTTTCATCTTGGTAAGATTTTGATTTAGGTTTATCAACCCAGCTCGCATCAAATCCAGTCCAACCTTGTTCGCAACATTTAATAATTGCTTGTTCAGCAGACCATCCCAGTAGCCTTGCTTGATTTTCTATTGCATTAAATATACGTTCTGTTACTGGCTTTTTTTTCCTTACAACTAACCATTCTGCTAATAATTCCGCAGGAATAGGTGGTGTATATTTAATTGGTTTATGGTTATTGTTTAATGTTTCTTGTTTAGCATTAACCCCTGAAACACCCCCTGATAGCCCCCCTATAGACTCCCCATTGCCATCCTTTGACCACCTTTTAGCTGCACCACGTTTACCAGCATCGCTAAACGATTGATATTGTTGTATTTCTTTATCTGCACGAGGATTAATCCAACCAATATTTGTTTCAACAAAAAATTCATTTAAAATAGTTTTTACATCAGACATAAATTCTTTATTAAGACAAATAAGCCTAGTAACTTGCAAAGCATCTAATGGAATTGGTTTTTCATGAAGATAATAATAATCAAGCAATCTGCGATAACACAAATCTTCAGTGGGTGTTAAATGCCTGGTATGACTCAAATAATCACCAATATTAAATTGATAATAGTGCATATTACTCACCAAACTTTTTAAAGTAATCATTTAATGTTGTAATTAAATAATGCGGAACTTCATCACCTTTAATAATTTTATTGATCCAATGCCTACTTATCTGTGTTTCTCTTTGTACTACACTTATCTTTATGCCATTCTTTAATTTATTTCGCACTTTATCTGCCAGTTCTTGCATTTTTATCTCCTTGTTAATGACAGTTAAATTGTTGCATACATTTTTATTTTATGCAACGTGTAAAATTATTTTGCATTTATTTGCATTTATTTGTTGCATTTAGTTTTTATATCTGTAAAATAGGAACTGTAGTAACTAATTAACTTGATTGGAGAGTCAAAATGATTAACAACTTAAACGCAGTATTAAATCTAATTAACGGCATGACTCATAATGAGTTAGCTGCTTACCTTCGTATGGATGAAATTGAAGAAGTAAAAGACCTTAAACCATTTATATCAGTTAAACGTGATTACAAACAAGAATCATTAAAAGCTGAATACGATGCACAAATCAAACTTGAATCAATGATGGGAGATATTTAAATGATTGATAATCTTATTATTTTAACGCTGGGTGGCATTATTGTTTGCGCCATCTTTATTATTGGCGAAGTTTTAGCAAAATACTTTGATTGGAAATAACATGATATCCGACATTTATATGGTAGACGAAGCTCGCCAAAACGAAATTGAAGATTTGGCTGATGAAGGTGATTGTGTATGGGATTTGTTGGAAATGGAATATGTAGATGCAGCTCAAGCCAGAGCAACATTAAGAGCAATGTTTAAAGCATATTGCACTAGGATGCACAACACAAAATCTAATATATGCAATCAAGCTGACCATGACTTAATGATATTCACTAAATCATTAATGCAATCTATGTATGAAGCTGCTGGTGATATTATTGATGGGAGGAACGAATGAGCCAGGCAATGTTTGAGTATCAAGTGACTAGAGAACAATACGAAGAAAAAGAATTAGATTACGATGCAATGTTTGATAAATATGAAAATCGTTTTATAGATTGGATTTACGATAATTATCCAATTGGTAATGGAGATATGTTGATTCATCAAATGGAATATTCAAGCAACTTTGAAGATTTTGTTATGGATCGTTTAAGTGAACAAGAATTAATTTATTTATAGGAGAATGTAATGTTTGAATTAGAAGAAGATTCAGAAGAAAATGAAAGTTTAAAAAATTTATCTATTACATTAAGAAGTTTAAGTGAGTTACTTTTAGCAATTGATATAAAAGATGCTTATTCTAAAGAAGAGTTAAGAGGAATTGCACAAAAAGGTATTAAAGCGGTTATTACATTAATTGATGAAGAGTTACCTTGAGGAGAATGAAATGGCTAAAGAAGGTTATGTAAATATTCATGGCAAAGAATACAAAACAGTTGCCAAACGTGTGCAGGAATTTAGGGAATCAGTTATTTACAAAGAATGGTCAATTATGACAGAAGTGGTAAAGATTGATGATGATCAATGCGTAATGAAAGCTATTATTATCAGCCCAGAAAACAAAGTTATTGCTACTGGTCATGGCTGCGAGTTTAAAGCATCCAGTCAGATCAATAAAACTAGCTATGTAGAAAATTGCGAAACATCAGCTATTGGTCGTGCGTTGGCCCTACTTGGTTTAGGTGGAACAGAGTTTGCATCTGCCAATGAAGTTCAAAATGCAATCCATCAACAAAACACACCAACACCAACACCAAACCCATCCATCATTAAAGCAACAGATGGAGCTGGTGAAACATTGTCAGAAGAAGACAAACAGTTTATTCGTGATTTGGCCATAGAAGCTATTGCAGCTCATGCTGATGGTGATATTGCAGAAGCACATCAGATTTACACAGGTTTAAATAGTGAAGAACGAGTATTTATGTGGACATTGCTAGATAGCAAAGTTCGTAGATCAATTAAAGATTACGCAGGAGCAAAATAATGAACGTATTTAACGCAGTCGGTCGTGTAGGTAAAGATGCAGAAGTAAGATTCACGCCAGCAGGTGATGCAATTGCTGGATGGTCATTAGCAGTTACGCATGGGTATGGTAAAAGTGAAGGGACTACCTGGTTAAATTGCAGCTTGTTTGGTAAACGTGGTGAAGCACTTGCACAATACATTACTAAAGGCTCACAGGTAGCGATTACAGGCGAGATATTATTAAATACATACAAAGGTAAGGATGGCACAGAAAAATCAAGCCTAGAGTGCCGTGTGAATAACGTAACGCTATTAGGTAGCAAAACTGAAGCTAAACCAACATTAAAGTTAGTAGAGAATGATAGGGATTTGTCAGATTTAGAAAGTGACGTTCCTTTTTGAGATCAATGGGGGAAAGCACACCTGTTATTTGACTTAACAGAATTCAATATATTGTGATTATTATATGAACCCGTGTGAGTACCCCACCATTATTGGAGAATGTAATGGCTGATTTATACAAGACTTATGTAGAAACAGATTTGTTACGAGAGCAAGTTATTAACTTAATTAAATCTCAAGAAATGAGTGTGCCAGGTGCGTGTAAACTTTTAGGATGGAATCCCATCAAGATGGGATGGATATTCAATCGTTTAGTAGTATCTGGTCATTTAATTAAGATTCAAGAAAAACGTATGTGTCCGATTATGAAAAAAAAATATTTTATTGTAAAGGCCACAGGATTATCTTTTAAACCAAAGTCTGTAGATGATGTGTTTAATTATCTATCTGTAAAAAGTTTAAAGTCTAAAAGAAAAAATAAAAATGAAACACCAAAGTCAGAAATTATCAATCATCCTAATGGTCGTGTAATTAGAATGTTAGATAGGAAAGCAGCAGAGTTTGCGTATCAGTCAAAGAAACAAAAAACAGTATTTGGCATTGGATCGTCATTTTCACTTATGGAGAATTACGCATGAAGATTGAATTTACAGCAGATGACAATGATTTATTATATGAAGTGTTAAATGATGTATTCATTGCACAATTAAAATCACAGTTAAAAAACAGTCGCAAAGATTTAGCAGAGTCATATAATGATGAAGATAAAGACACTAATCAAGGTGTCATCAATGCTTGCTTGTGCTTGCTTGCTTATTGCACAACTCAAAAAGAGTTTAATGATTTCATTGATGATGAAGGGCTTATACCTTATGGCAGTTAAAATTTATTTATCTAAAAATAGAGATAAAGATAAGCTCGCTATAGAAGAGCCTTTATCTAGAG